CCCGACCAGTCGCCTTTGATGATGGCGGTCACGGTCTGGATGATGCCCTTGACGACGTTCAGCGCACCCTGGACGATTCCGGCCAGTGCCCCAAAGACGACGCTCAGCACGTTCATGATCCCCTGGCCCCAGTTATTCCAGACGTAGGAGATAACCGTCGTAACCTGCTGAATCACTGTCTGCACGAATGTCATTGCGGCAGAGACGATTTCGCCGATGGTGCCGAAAATCGACTGGATCATGGGCATCATCGGCTCAAGCCGCTGTCGCATCCCATCCGTGAACTGCTGCACGATAGGCAAGGCCACGTCGATGAAGCCGCGGACGGCAGCCACGATCCCCGAGAACGACGACGACGCGCCGGCCGTCGAGGAGCCGAGGCTCTGGAACCACGTCACCGCCGACTGGATGCCCGTACCGACCTTCGGCAGCCACTCGGCCAAGAACTGGATCGCCCCACCGAGCCCGTCCTTGAGCATCGGGATCAGCGGCTCTATGGCTTGGCCCAGTCCCACATTGAGGGTGTCCGTGAATGTAGACCAGAGGCCAGACAACGACTGGGACTGTTTCTCCATGAGCCCGTTGAACCGCTCCAAGCCCTTGCCGGAGCCGAGCGCGTCGAAGAGCTGCTCCATCTCCTTCTTGCCGAGTTTGCCCTTTGCCGCAAGGTCGGCGATGGCTTCCTTGCTCTTGCCGGTCGCGGCCGCGAGTAGATCGAAGACAGGCACGCCAGCGTCGCGCAACTGGTTGAGGTCTTCGCCGGTGATCTTGCCCGCGGCGGACATCTGCTGCAGGGCGACCGTCGCCCGCTTGACGCCCTCCGAGCCCGTGCCCATGCCCGAGGTCACGTCGCCGAGGGTTCGCATGATCGGGATGACCTTGTCGGCGCTGAAACCGGCCGATACCAGCGACTTCGCGGCGGTCTGCAACTCGGGGAATTCAAACGGCGTCGATGCGGCGAAGTCCGCGAGTTGCTTGAGGAACGACTCGGCCTTCTGGCCCGACCCGAGCATGGTCGTGAACGAGATCCGGGCCTGCTCCATCCCGGCTGCCGTCTCAATGCCGGCCTTGGCGCCCATGACTCCGACCGCGGCGAGCGCGACGGCCCCCGTCTTGGCGAGCGACCCAACCGCCGCACCGAAACCAGATGACAAGGACGACCCGAGCCGCTGTCCGCCAAGTCGTCCTGAGGCGTCAAGGTCAGGGCCGATCTGCCCGTCAAGCGCGCGGCCAAACCCCCGGGCAGACGGCACGATCTGGACGTATGCCTGCGCTACGGTCGTCACGGTCGCCTCCCGTCACACTCCGAGCAGTCGCCGCAGGCGCCGCATCTCAGGGGTCATCGACTCGGACTCGGGCGGAGCATTGAGGACCGCGCGAAGTTCCTCCAGCCGGGCATCGGGGCTCGGCGGCTCCTCGCCTGCCATGAGGTATGCCGAGCGGTCCGCATTGGCGGTAGCCCGGACATGCTCGGCAACCATCGCCCATGCGGCGTCGCACATTCCGGCGACGCCGATGGATACCAGCAGTGCGTCGACTAGCCGACTGCGCGCAACGCCGCCACTTGCAGGTCGGGTCTGCCGGGGTGCGCTGACGCGGCGATCGATGCCGCACCGGAACGCGAGTTCGTCGGCGTGGACGACGGCCCATCCGTAGAGCCGGAGGGCCGCCCAGTAGGGCGGTCCGTGACTCCTTCGATGATCCGCCGTCCGATAGTCATGAGGTCGGCGAACCGCTGCCCGTTCGCTTTCGCCGTCGCCCAGAACGCCCCGAAGTCGTCGGGGTGTATCAGCGACCGAAGGAACCCCTTGAGCGCCCCCATCGCGGCGAGCGCCTGAGCCGCGTCATCGATGTCAAGCGACCCCGCGACCTCCAGGAAGTCTGCGAGGTCCAGGTCGGTCATGGCGGGGTTGACCCTCACGACCGACCCGAACCAGCCGAAGGTGTCCGGGTCTACCGCGTCGCGCGGCGTCCCGAGGTCACCGAGAGAGGTCATCAGGAGCCGACCCGAGCCGTGCCAGCCGACCACACCGAGAACGGCACGTTCGGAGACGTCGGGATCTCGAACTTGAACTCGGCGGGCAGGAGCGCCCGGTTCGGGGCTGGCTTATTGGCGATCTCCAGCTTGCCGCCTTGGAAGCACTGGTAGGCGATGAACCGGACAGTGGCGTCGAGCGACTCCCAGCCGATCATGCAGCGCACCTCCGAGCCGGGGGCAGGGGGCTCGTACTTGTTGAGTGCCGTCGCGCCAGTGCCGCTCACGACGGTCAGTGATCCTCCGTTGAGGACCCGCTTGAGGTTGTTGAGGGTCCACGACGCGAGCGCGAACGCGATACCGCCCTCACGGCCGGTCGTCACCCACTGGATCGGGTCGAAGAACTCGGCCACGTTGACTGCCTCGATCTTGGACTCGTAAGAGATCGTCGAGCCGTCGTCGGTGGCACCGAGGTTCACCCACGCGACGGGCCAAGAGTCGGTGTACACCGATCCCGCGACTGTGTTCGTCGGCAGGGTGGAGGCGAGCGGCGCCCAGAACAGATACCCGGGCGAGGTGAGCAGGGTCGGGGTGGCAGTGCTGTTGGCCATCGGGTCACTTCACCTTCTCGACGAGACCGACCTCGTCGTACTTGTGGCGCGCCACGTTGGAAGCCGGCACGGGGTCGCCCGGCAGGTAGGCCAGGGCGGTGCCATGGCGGATCGGCTGGATGGCGACCCACTGGCCGTACTCGGCGGCCTGGGAGGCCAGGAATTCCTCCTGCTCGGGGGTGATGTCGGTGACCGTCTCGGCCACGTCGGGCGGGGTGGTGCGGGCCATTGCGTGCCTCCTTGGGGGCATGACAAACAGCCCGCGCGCGAATCGGCGGGCTGTGGTGAGTGGGATTGGGCTAGACCCCGGAGATGACGACCTCGAAAGTCGAATAGGTGTGCGCCGCCGTGGCCGCATCGGGGACAACCGAAGGCCCGGACGTGCACTCAGCGCCGAGGATCACGACGCCATCGGGCGATTGCAGGATCGCGCGCTGCACCAGCCCAGCGAGGGCCACGGCCTGCGCTTCGGTGGGTGCCCAACAGTTGACGCCAAGCCGTGCCACCGACTGCACCTGGTCGACCTGCGGGCCACCATCGCGCCGGATGGACACCTTGCGGGCATAGGTGGTCTGCGTATCGGCAACCATGTCGGAGCCGACCCACACGCCCACTTGTCCCGCCGCTACTAGGCCAGCCGAGACGACGGGCACCATGACCGCCACAGCGTCGCGGGGCAAGGTGTGGATCTCCACCGTCAGCCCTTCGCCGCGTCGAGAGCCCGCGCAAGATTCCCGGTGCGCGACTCCACCGACAGGGCATGGTCTGTCCCGGCGACGAGTCGAGCGGCGGCACGGTCACCGGACACCCCGGACGTACGGTGGATGGACGCGGCATACGCGCCCGTCTTGCGCGGCGCTGAAGCCTTGGCCTGCGCCTCGGCTGGACCGAGCAGGTCGAACATCAGCCGTTGCATCGCTGGAGAGCGCATCAACTCGGACATGCCCGCCGAGAGGAGCTTCACGCGCGCCATCAGCCCTCCCGGATGCTCGCTCTGATGACCGTCCCCGGCTGCCAGCCCGTGAACGGCGAGCGCCAGTCGAACGGGCGCCCGACCACGTTGCAGGTCAAGCCGCGGATGATCAGGCGGTCAGTCGGCAGAATGTCGATCCCGGCCGGACCGTAGAGGGTGAAGTCCGAGTCCACGGGCTCCCGCCCGTCGAGCAGCGGCTCCACCGACCCGGAGTCAGCGACCGCCGCATCGAACAGCAACTCGGTGGCGTTGTCCCAGTCGCGCTTCGTTGACGCCGGAGCGCCGTCAACCACGGCATACGAGTCCGCAGTGAACGGGGCGCGCAGGCGAGTGACCATCTCGGCGTAGATCACGGCCAGGCGTCCGATCCGCCCTCGTAGAGGGGGTACTGGCCCCCGGTCAGGTCGGCCCCGCACGAGCAGTAGAGAGCGCCGAACGCGAGGGCACACCACGGCATGTGAGCCGACCCGGACGACGGTGCGGTGTCGACAGCAAACACCTTGCCCGTTGAGCCGTCTGCGCATAGGGACTGCAATGTCTCGATCTCTGACGGCCACAAGCTGTAGCCGGTGCGCTGCCGTGTATCGAGCGTCTGGCTGAACGGACCAGCCTGCTGCGTCTGGACGGAGCCAGCGCCAGCCTCGGCCCAGCGCTTGAGCGCGCCTAGCAGGACGAGTCGGGCCTCAGCTCGTGCCGCGTCCGTTCCGTCGACCAGGCAGGGAGCGACCCGCAGGGCCTTGGCGTTCGCGCCGGCGAGCATGATGTCCAACTCGTCCGCTCCAATGCGGGACGAGATCGAGGACGGCAGATCGTCGAGCGTCAACAAGTCAGCCACGGGTCACCCCCTCCCAATCACTTCGTCTTCGTCGGTCGCTGCGCCTGCGGCTTGGGCGCGGGGTCAGCCGCCCCCTCGGCCGCGGGCTCCCACGACGAGTCCATGACCTTGTCGTCACGGACCTGCACGTAAGCACCCGTGACCTTGTGCCGATAGCGAGCCATCAGACGAGATCGTGGATCTTGGCGATGGCGTTGAGATCTGCGATGCCCCAGCCATAGACAACCTCAGCGCGGAACGCGACCTGGTTGTAGCGCTTGAGGTCGCCGCCGCCGTCCGGGTCGCCGTACCTGATGACCTCCAGGCCGATCGACTTCTGGACACCCCACCGGATGGTGTCGAAGTTGCCGACGAAGCCGAGCGCCTTCGTGTCGACCGCGAGGACGCCAGAGCCGCGGACCGTGTTGGACACTGACGCTCGGTGCCCGTCCAGGTCCGAGACCTCGGTTCCGAGCCGGAAGTCGGGGTAGAGCTTCTGCTCGGTCGTGGCGTTGCGCAATGCCGAGAACTTCGCCGCATAGGTCGGGTCCAGCGCGATGTCACGCGGGTTGAACCCGTCTGCGAGGACAAGCGCGTCGGCGGCATCGAGGCTGACGTAAGGCTTGTCGGCCGCGACGTACTCCACGAGGTTCGTCGTGTCCGTGAGACCGCCATTCATGGCTGCCACGACGGCGCCACCCGTGGGGTTGACCTCGTGGAACACGCCGAAGTCCAGGGCGCGCGAGAGGGACGGCTGAATGAGGTCCAGGATCTCCTGGATGACCTCAAGCTGGCGGTCCTCATCGGCCCAAAGGACTTCCTCGTTGAACCGGATGGTCTTGTGGAACTTGAACGGCTTGACGGTCTTGGTCGTCGCCGTGACGGTGGACGCGCCCTTGGCGCCGCCCTCAGGGACGTATTCGGCCTCGCCGATGTCGAACGTCCACGACTCACCCTCACCGAAGGTCATTGGCGTGGGAGTGGACAGGGTCGCCACGGCGGACCCGTTCTTGATCTTGCTCAGCCAGGGCGTGATCTTCTGCTTCGGGATCGTGAGCGACCCGGTTGCGAAAGCGGTCATGCGGGTTCCCTCCTTGAGGGGTTACTCGGCAGTGGCGCGACCGAAGAGATGGCGAACAAACTCGCGCTCCTCGTCCCCACCCGATGCCTTTGGGTTGTTGCCCTCGCGGGGCACGATGTTGGCCTTCTTCTTGCGCTCCGACTCCTGCTCTGCGAGCCGCTTGGCTTGCGCCTCCAGGGTTTCCACGTCCGTTCCGGTCAGGAGCAGGTCGCGGTCCACGGCGCTGATGCCGTATCTGGCCGCGACGTCGCTGCGAAGCGCGCTCGCCTCGGCGGCAGCGGTCCGCTGCTCCATCTCAGCGAGCCGGTCCTCAACCGACTTGGCGCCCTCGGCCTTCGCCTTGAGCGCGTCGTAGTCCGCATACTTCGCCCGCTCGCGCTGGACGCGCTCCCGCACGATGCGGTCGACGTCGGACTGCGTGAAGGTCTCGGGGGCGGCCGTCTCCTCGGTGGCGGGAGCGGTCGATTCGGTGTCGGTCATGCGCAATCTCCGTGCCTCGTCAGGTGGTGCCCGGCTTTGGGCGCAGCCGTCGCGCTAACCCCCTTGTCGGGGTGGTTCAGTGGGTGCCGAGCGCCTTGCGCATCTCGGCAAGGGTGTCTTTGGTGCCGCGGCTGCTGCGTGCTGCTGCTGCGTAGACATCGAAGAGCGCGTCGGGGTCATACCCGTCCGGAAAGTCGCGGCTGTCGCGAACGAGGATCACGGCGCAGTCACACTCGCCGTGGAACTTGCGCCCGTCCCCGCCCGCCGTCCGCGCGGTCGAGTAGACCGCGCCGCGAGAGGCGAGCATGGTGCAGAACGCGCACGTATGCGGCCCGTGAGGGACGCGCGCCCAACCCGCGCCAGAGGCGACCGCCGACTTCGCAAGCGTCGAGCGTCCCGGTTGTTTCACGAGTTCGTCGAGAATGACCGTGAGTGTCCCAACCTGCTCGGGAGTCCCGATCGCCCACCGCATCCGGGCGTTCGCCCGGTCCATGTCGACCGGCTCGACCATGACGACCTCCGGGGCGATCCCCAGATCGGAGGCCCACGCTTCGAAAACGTCGGCGGCGACCGTGGCGGACATGTCGCCGTATGCCGCGATCAGCTCGGGCCAGGTGCGCTCAAGCGCGACGCGGACGGCCGGTAGGTCTCCCGGGTCCGGGAGGGTTCTCCACAGCGCCAGCAGGTCGCCCTTGGCGCGCGTTGAGAGCGCCCGGAGGGCCGCGCTGAGGTCGTCTACCTCACGGCGCGACGGCATCGGCCTGCGGCGGCTGCGTCAGGGCGGTAATGGACGCCCGGGCCTGCGCCCGTCGCTTCTCGGCCATCGCCCGCGCCCGCTGCTGGGCGTCGAGGCCCAGCAACTCCAGACCGACCTCGGTCTCAGCCAGCCACGGAACGGCAGCCAACTGCTTCGACCCCGCGTCGGCCTGCGCGGCACGAGAGAGGTACA